GGTCAAGGCATACTTTCCGCGCTGCTGCTCATAGATTTCGCCGTCTTCGATTTTCGTAGAGATCGTGACGGCATTCATCACAGGAGACTGAATCTCCGCGATCTCGGCGACCGTCTGAATCGGCACCAGGACGTTGAACTTCTCGGCGGGGTACTGCGAGGACAGAGCCAGCGCGTTGTTAGAGGTTGCAGGAAGGTTGTTGGTCATTTTTTACACCCCCATATATTGCATGGTCGTGGGAACTGTGCTATAATGGGGATAGTTGGAAAACGAGTTCCCACCGTTATCCTTCTGGCCTGGCCGAGCTGCAATCTTGGTCAGGCCCATTTTTATCCCCTGTTCATCCATAGCCTCATACCTGTGCTTTGCCGCCAGTGCTTCGCTTTGCAGCCGGGCAATGTCGGCGTAGAGCGCGTCGAGCCGGTTCTGGTTTACCTGTTCGGCGACGACCGCTGTGAGGTATGCTGTGTCGTATTCCCTGTGAAAGAGCTCGCTCTGGAAGTTCAGCTTCATGGTCGCGTATTCAAGGGCCGCACCGTATTCCGCGTCGGTGATCGGACGGCCATATCGCGCTTCAACGAGCTGCTTGTTCGTTGTCGGTATCACGGCTTTCCTCCTCTCTGTTTCTATTAGTGTCCTACCGTGGAATATTATAGACGCTATTAGAAACTTTGTCAAGCCTTTTTTTGACACCAACGGTAACTATTTTCCGGCAGGCTGCCGGGCGCGTTTCTGGCTGCGCTGCATCGAGCCGGCGCGAACGACGCGAGACATAGACCGCCCATACTGGTGAAGCTGGTTTTCAAATTCCGGGTTCAGAAACACCAGGTCGTCCGGGTTCGGGTTTTCGCCGTGTTCACGCGCCTCGGCAAAACGCTCCATGTTGACGGTCTGGATTCTGCGCTGCAGGTCTCGAACCGTGTCGGCGTAATACATGCGCTCCTCCGCAACGGCGCGATACTTGTCCCAGATGATGATGCGGTCGATGCCGATTCCGGCGGCTACAGCGAGAATGATGTACAGGGTGATCATTCCAATTTTTCCTCCTTCTTGTTGAACAGGGATTTGTAGGCATAGGAGCGGATGCAGACGGCGCAATCGCGGCGATGATCGCGCTTACACGAGCCATCATGCGGAATTTGCAGGATGTCGGCGATGCAGAGCGGGGACGCCGCAATGACATTCACGAGCCAGTCAAACGATTCCACGCAGGCCGTGCAGACATCGAGGCGGACGCTGGTGCGCGGGCGCTGCCCTCCGTAGAGGGCAAGCGCCACATCGTCAAAGGTTCCGCGCAGGTGCGCGGGCAGGGCTGCGCGTGTGCGCTCGATGGTGCTATTCGGCATAAACGGCACCTCCGTTCTTGCGCGGCCTGCCGCGTCGGCGGTGTTCCTTTTCACGCGCCAGCTCCGGCATCTTGAGGGCATCAGTGTCATCGTCACCGGTGATGATGTGAGTTTCGTACCACTTCGACAGCGCCGTCTCTGAAACCCTCAGGGCTCCTCCGGCCTTGATGACCTCGCCGTATACCTTACACTGGTGGATGATGTCGTAGGCTTTCGATTGGCTCACGCAGAGCATATCCATGATCTGTTCTGCGCCGTAGTGCTTCTGCTTGAATCCGAGCGGTGACTTCCTTGCTGGCATATTGCCTTCCTCCTTTGTGATTGCCTGGCGGGTTATTCCGTGAGAAGAAGCTGGCTCTGCACGTCAATGAGATAGTCGTCACGATTGGCGACGATCTTCTCATAGGCTTCCCGGCCCTGGAATTCGTCTACGACCCGGCGGCTTTCGTCGTCCATTTCGTCATAGCTGACCTTGCCGTAGGATGGCGGCAGCCAGGCTTTATTGCGGCCAACGTAGATGTTGAGCCTGTCCACGATCTTCCGGTCATGGAACTTGATGTGGCAGGTTCCCTTCTTGTAGAATGTCACGGTGAAGTATTTGCAGACGATGTCCCTCGTCTGCTCGCTGGTCGCCGCCGACGCGAGAACGCCGGTCAGGTCGCACTCGCCGGTCTCGCCTCTGTCAAGGTAGTTGAATGCCTTTTCAAGATCGTCCAGTATGGCAAAACAGGCGCGAGTGTCCAGGCCTTCCAGGATATCGCGGTAGTTGCCGTGCTTGTCCGGCTTCCACTTCCTTGCGAAGCATCCCCATGTCGGAATGATGCAGCGCATGCCGACGTAGTGCGCCTTGTTCGTCTTCCAGCCGTCGAAGTAGTGGATGTTGCCGTTCTTGAGGTTCTCGTCAAACGTGTGCTTATCGGAAAGCATCTCGAAGCAATGCAAGATCGCGCCGTCAATGCCGACGGTGAGCTGGCCCATAATGCGGTTGAGCACCTGCTGGATGTTGAAGCGCGAGAATTCATAATCCTTCATTTCAGAGACGATTTCATCGTAGGTGCTTTTCATCGTCGCGGTCAGCTTATTGCGGAGCATCGGAAGGCTGAACAGGTCTTGCCAGAACTTGGAGCGCACCCGGCGCAGGTATTCGTTCACATTCCCCTCGTCACACCGGCTGCCGCAGTTCGAGTTTCCGATTGAGAGCTCGATGATCGGCACGTCAGACCCGCTGCCGCAGATATGTGGGGCGACGCCGTTGTATGCCCGCATGAAGGCGATTCCCGTGTCACAGGTCAGCTCGTACTCGCGCAGCAGCCGCTCGATGTTATCGGACGGCGCGATGGCATTGACATTTTCCGTTTCAAACCGTTCCGCCTGTGCCTTGCGCAGATTCTCATAGATTCCATCGTCGGAAAATGTGCGCGGAATGGTGACGTTGATCAGGGCGACATCCACATTCGCCCGGCGCTGGGCTCTGGCAAAGGCGTTTTCCATATACTTGATGGTCGCGCCTGCCTCCGTCAGCTTCTTGAGCAGCAGCTTCCGGGTGTTGGTGTATGGATTGCGAATGGTTTCGGCGTTCAGGATGCAGGCGATCTGGCCGCCGTGTTCGCACAATTCCAGCGCGTGCAACAGGTGTTGATCTCCATTGGAGAACGGCGGGTTCATTATGTACAGGTCATATTGCCTGCGGGTGTTGAAGGTCAGGAAGTCATCATGCACGACGCGGTAGCCTTTCGATGTGAGGATGGCCTGGAGATTGGTGTCGATCTCGATGCAATCCACGTCCAGCTTGCCATTCTCAGAATAATCGTGTCCGCTGATGTGATAGTAATAACCACGCTTCGCAGACTTCGCGTGATCGATCAGGTCGCCTTTTCCGGCGCTCGGTTCCAGCACATTAGAAACGCCGCGCCACTTCACGCCAGCCAGCAGCTTCCCGGCGACGTTCGACGGGGTTGGATAGAAGTCAGCATCCCATGACGGGAGATAAGCTACCGGCGCTTGTTTGGCCTGCCGGGCGGTGTGCTGCCTATAGTATGACTTCGCGTGCTCCGTCAACTCGATCTTGGCGGCATAGAGCGTATTAGTAGTCCGCTTCGTGTAGTGAACATAGGATAGTCTGACGCCGCCGTCGTACTGCTGACCGTCTTCACAGACTTCGATTCGATAGCACGGGCGGCCATACGACGGATTGGAATCGTAAATGACCCGGCCAACCAGCACGCCGTGAAGAAAACAATCCCACTCGCGGTTCGGCGTTACGCATTTCTGCTTGTCGGTGACGTGTCGGTCGATTAGTTGGAGATGGTCTGACATCTGGTTTCTCCTCTCTTGTTTGTGTGGTTTACGCTGTTCACGGATTGCCAGAGCAAATCCTCGAGCGTATTCATGGCGCGTTTGGCGGTTACGAGGTCGAGGTCTGGAATGCTGTCCAGGGCGTTCTTTGCGTCCATGACCATGGCGTAGACCTCACCGACGGTAGGTCGTGCCCGCCGGGTGGGTGCCGCCGGGCGCTGCAGCTTCGGCTTCGGCTGGGCCTTGCGCTTGCGCGGCTTCTTCTTGAATAAGCAGAACATTGTCGTTTCCTCCTGATTACAGGCCGTTCTTTTCTGCGTAGATTTGCAGCGCGTCAATGACGGTCTTGAGGCTGCCGAGCTTCTTTACCACATCCTGAAACGCGGTGACTTCATCCGGCCTCACCTTGCCGTCGGAAGCGATCAGCAGGAGAGCCTTCGCGACGTCGCCAACGCCCTGCGCCTCGTTGAACAGCTTGATGGCTGTCCGCTCGAAGCACTCGTCCTGCACGGGGCTCATGCGCCCGCAGCCAATGGGGCAGATCATGGCGCAGTAATTGGTCAGCAGCTCCGGCGCGTTGTAAAGCTGCGCCATGCGCCGGGCGTTGATGTTACTCGGCAACACCTCGTCGCGTTCCCACCGTCCGATGGTCTCAGGGGAGGAAACTTCCAGCGCTTCAGCCGCGCCCTGTTGGGTTGCCAGCTTCTCATTGTAGGCCGAGGCTTTCAAACGCGCCTCGCGGAGTTGTTCTCCAAAGGTTTTTCCAACATTCAAAATCCTTCACCTCTCACTCGGTCTGTGCTACAATAACTTCACGGTGCTTGAATGCGTCGCGGTCAACGTCGAAGAATTCGACGGGGAATCCGAGCAGCTTCGAGAGCCGGGCGGCGACCCGCTTTGAAGGGTTCCGCTTGCCATACTCGATGTTCTGGTAGTGGTCGAGGCTGATGCCCGCCGCCGTAGCTGCTTCGGTCTGCGTCATGTGCGCACCGTTGCGCAGGGCGCGGAGCCAAACCCGCTTATGGGATTCATTCAAGATTTTGTCACCCCCTCGTCGTTGCCCTTGCTTGAATTTGACGGTATAATGGAAGTTGGATTTTTAGCACTGTTCCGCAATTTTACGCGGTTTGCGCTTCTTGCGTGTTCCGTGGAATACCGTCAAGCGGTTATGGGGACAGTATAATCTAAATTTAGGGATATGTCAAGGGCTAATATCACTATATTTATGACATTGAGGTGGAATTATGTTTACACCGCCCGAGGTTGCAAAGAGAATATCAGAGACGGCGGAAGCCGCAGGCATCAGCGTTCGGGCCTTGCTGATACAAGCAGGTCTTGGCAAGAATACGATGTCAAATATGAGGAACGGAAGTGCGCTACAATATGATTCTCTCGCAAAGGTCGCCTCTATCTTAGGATGTTCTATGGATTACCTCGTCGGCTTCACAGATTCTCTAAATATAGGAAATTCTTGCCAGATCGACGAAAGAGAAGCCGATATGCTCAAGCGCTATCGTGCTCTTGACTTCGGTGGAAAGGCTCGCGTCGATGCCTATGTGGACGAGGAGTATCAAAAAGCGAGATTGGAGGGGGATAGCGAGAAAGCAGCGACTTGATAGAATGTTGAAGGCTGGTTTTAAGGTATTGGAATGACATATTGAGGAGGAAGCTACCATGAAGAAAGTCATTACAATCGTCATTACAATAGCAATGATTCTGTGCTGTGTGCCATCGTTGGCTGAACAGGGAGGGCTCGATTTTTCGAATCTGTCAGACGAACAGCTTCAATATCTGATTGATGCGGCATTGGCGGAGCAGGAAGCGCGGAAAGCTTCTGGCGCAGATGCGAATGAGGAGGAAGCCGGAGCCGATGTTGCGGCAGGCCAGATTGAAGCGGAAATCTCGGCCCAGCCGGTTTATGTCACGGGAGCCAGTTTGATCGTCCAGTCCGACGAATACAAGGACCTCTATCCTGATCTGCTCCAGGCGACCATCATCAACAATTCCCAGGACGATGTGAAGGACACGCGCATTGCGTTCATGGCATGGGACAGCAACAATCTGCCTGTGCTTATCAAGGGTCAATTTGATTTCAATGCCGCGACTTATGTCAGGCAGGCAAACTACACCGGCGTGAACATGGTGCCAGGAGGAACATTTGGTGATAACTTCGGTTTGAAGCTGGATTCATCCGTGGAGAATATCGCGACGGTCAAGGCCATCGTGGTATCATACGAGACTTTTGATGGGAAAACGTGGACGAATCCACTGTATGACCAATATGTAGAGCAGTATGCAGGGAAGAAATTGCAGTAGACTTCCCGTCAGCGTTCAGCCAGTGTTTTCCTGCCGAACTCACGAATGTAGGGGTTGCCGGGCATGAGCGGCTCCTCGCTGTTGTCGAAGAGGCTATCCTCCGTTTCGTGCAGCGCCATCTTGATCGCCAGCGCGATTCGGAAGGACGGGTTCTTGACTCCGCACTCGATCTGCGAGTAGTAGCTCCGGGAAACGTTCAGCTCAAGCGCGATGTCGCTCTGCGTCATACCGGCGCGGCGTCGGGCGTTCCTCAGTCTGGTTCTCATGGGTTCACCTCCCGCTTCATTTTGAAGCATTTTTTAGAATATTATAGACGCTAATGGTGTCATCTGTCAACAGGAAGGAGTTGTTCTATATGTCAATTTTCGGTGAGAGGCTGCTCGAAGCCCGCAAGCGCCAGCGGATTACGCAGGGTGATTTGGCAGAACGCGCAGGCGTCACCCGCTCGGCCATCGGCGGTTATGAGACGATGGGGAAGGACGCAAGCTATGAGGTTCTGGTGAAGATTGCTCGCGCTCTCGGCGTGACCACCGACTACCTGCTCGGCCTGGATGATAACACGGGCTGGCACAAGCGCACCGGCGTAGCGGAGAAGTTCTATGACTTGGAGCTTCTGTATGATCGTGCGTCAGACGAGCAGAAAGCGGCCATGGACGGCCTGCTGATCGAGGCGGACAAGTTGCTTTCCATCCTCATGGCGTCGCCTGACGTGGTGAAGCTGGGCCACGTGAGGGACATTCTCGCCGACACCAGAAGATTGATGGGTGATGTAAATGAGTGATAAGCCAGCCGTCGTCTATGGTGATTATGGGCGAGACAGTGAGGGTAAGCGCATCCGCAAGAAGTTCACCGGCGCAGACGAGGTGGAGGCCCGGCTGAAGAAGCGCGAATATGAAAAGGAACGCGCCCTCGGTCTGCACAAGTACGCCGACAACATGACCGTGCGCCAGTGGACGGATATATGGATGAACGCATACCGCTCTGAGATCAGGGGCACGAACAAGGTCTCCTATGACACCTACGTGAACAGGATGAACGCCGAGATCGGCGGCTTGAAGATCAGGGACATTCGGAACATCCACCTCTACCGCTGCCTGCTGACGATGAAGGGCATGTCGAAGTCGTCCCTCACGAAATACCGCATGGTGATTCAGCAGGTTTTTCGCAAGGCCCGGCAAAACAAGGTCATTCCCGACGACCCGAGCGAAGACCTCGAGCTGCCGAGTGGCACCAGCGGAACGCACCG